ATGATTTTGGGACAAATGATAGAGAGTGGGATTTAGAGTTGAGAGCTGATGGAACCTTTGAAATTCAATATGGAGCTGATAGTGGGGCTGGATATAATAGGATTCATGCTAGAGTTGGGGGGACAGATGACACTAATTGGCACCACTTAGGATTTATTTATAATGGCAACTCTACTGCACCTGAAACCCCAGGAGCTTGGGCTTATGATGCTACTGGTAGATTCCAAATGAACGGTAGAATTAGAATATGGATAGATGGTACTGAAGTAGCTGATGGTGCAGATGAATGGCAATGGGCGGCTAGCTCTACGGGAGACCAAGCAATTCCTCCAGCACAACTTACTGAAAAGGATGCTGATATTTGTATAGGTAATATTTTAACTAGTGGAAAACCATATACAAGTACTAATTATTGGTTTGATGGGCAAATAGATGATGTATTGTACTATTCAGATGTATTGACTGAAGACGAAATTAAAAGAAATTATAACGCAGGAAAAAGGAGTCATAGATAATGGCACATTATGAAATGTATTTTTGTTTACCAAGCAGTGCATATAGCAGTGCGGTAGGCACAAAGATTAAAGGATTATATCCAATAGTAGAGTCAGTAGCAGAAGATGGTACTGTAACGTATAAATCAGCCCCTACATGGGAAGATATTATATTTAAGGGTAAAGTAGGTGCACCTAGATATTCACACGATAAAGCATATTGTATTATCAAAGGTGAATGGTCAATGAAGGAAGGAGTGTTAAGTGAGCTTATAGCATTAGGTGCTAGTGTATCTTATCCTAACTTTAGTATACTGACTAAATCTGAAGCACAGACATTGTCAGCTAGTTCAACATTTACAGGAGAATAAAATGTCTACTAAAAAAGTAAAAAAGTTTGTATATTCGGGCAGTGTAGGAAACGCTTTTCATGGAGTTAAGCCTACTGTTAGAAGAAAAAAGAACTTAAAAAAGTAAGGATTTTAGATGGCTGCAACATTAGCACAGAGAATACAGGATTTAATCGGGTTTGATTATTCTTCTAATTCTATTAATTCAGAAGATGAAGCATTAGAGACTGCATGTGCTGAAGTGATTGATTTACTTCCTGATTCACTATTATTAAAATATGCCGTTGCCCCTACACCTATAACGTCTAGTGGTCCTGATGCTACCTTTGCCTCTGAAGGTAAAAAGGTTATTAGGGTAATAAGAAAGGATGGTAGTAGTATAAATAGAGTTTGTGAAGAGGTCGATATAGACGCATTTGAAGATATGAAGGATACTAAAAGTATCTATTTCCCTACTGCATATTCGCCTATTTATACTATAGACCCTGGAGTAGGGACACCTTATTTAAAAATAAGACCATTAATAAATGGAGGTTTAACAGCTTCTGTTTATTATATAACCTATCCAAAAGGCAAGATAAGTGGTAAAGATGAAATAGAGGGCCTTCCTAATGAGGTGGAACATGCGATAGCTTTAAAGGCCTCTATTTATATATTGCAAACTATGATAAGTGATACAGTTCAAGATGAAGAAGATGATGAAATATTAAATATGCTGAATAATCAACTGCAATCTTTAGCAGCTATGTATCAAGCTGAGATTCAAAGATTAGTGGGAATTGAAGAGGTTTCTAAATGAAATTAGTTGAAATGATAGAATTAGTCCAACAGCACCATCCTCATATGGGTGAAACTGAAATTGTAAAGCTTTTAAATAGAGCTAAGGATGATTTTTGTGAGAGGTCGGAAATAGTTAAGTCTACATGGGTTGACCAGACTGTTGCAAATCAAAGATATTATCCTGTAGAGCATCAAGTTATTAAAATAACTGAAGTTTATTTAAACGATACTAGAATACCTAGATTACTAGAAAAACTTCCTATTGATGACGACACTAGCGAGATAGCATAATGGCACTACAAAGATATTGGTATGTAGATAATGGTCAAGGAGGTAGAACTAGATTAGCTATTGTAGAAAAAAGTAATTCGTCTGTGACTAAAGAAACTATTACAAGTAATTATACTTCTGTGTCTGAAGTTAAAGATATAAGAATATATGCTATAGATTCTCCAGATGATTATACTATAGATAATCTTACTTCAGAAAAAAAAGAGATACCTTTAAGGTATCACGAAGGATTGGTTTATAAGGTTATAGCTAATGGGTATAAGGACCCAAGAAACCAAAAAATGGATGTTGCGCAGTATTTTGATAAAGAATATGAAATTATATTAAAGAAAGCAAAGAAACAAGCTAGGTCTAATATGCAGATAAATGGTTTTGTTAAACAAGTGAGTTATTAGGAGGATAGATGGCTTTTGTAAGAGAAACAGGAAGTTCAAATGTAGATGCTACCGTATCGGGTACATTAGATGCGTCAGGATTAATTACAGCAACTTCTGGAGTAAAATTAGGTAATGATATTATATATGCTTCCGACGGAGCTTCTACTATAACCTTAGATGCGTCAAATGACAATGTTACATTTTTAGGAGATATAAAGCTAACTGGTGGAGATATAATAAACTCTCAAGGTGAGACTACAATAACAATTAATGATGACCAGCTTACTACTCTTGCAGGAGATTTAGTTATATCAGGGAATGGTTTAACATTTGGAAATGGTGAGAGTATAAATAATGACGTAGATGGAGATTTAAGGTTTATAGCTCCTGAGGTTATTGTTTATGGAGTTGGGACATCTGCGGCTACTAAGCTTCAATTATGGTCAAAAGGCGGTGAAGACGCTGAGTTGATATTTTCAGAAGAAGGTGACTCTGGTGCAGTAAATAAATGGATTGTAGGGCACGATGCTAATGCCTCATCCCCGCTTGACCCTTTGTGTTTCATGGCAGACCCTAGTTCTGCTCCATCAGCTATAGATGCTGCTACTGCAGAATTAAGACTAGATAATAATGGTGATATAACAATAGCAGGAGATTTAACGGCTAATGGTGGAGATGTTACAATCGTAGGAGCCGAAGCGGGAAATGCTTCTTTAATTTTAAAAGGCGACGAAGGGGATGACGCAGGAGATGAATGGCAAATTCTCGTAAATCAATCTAATCAACATATTTCTATTGGTAATGATATCGCATCTGCTGGAATTTATGTTTCAATGCTTGAGATTACCCCTCATGCTACTGCCGCTTCTTCTTTAGTGCAAATAACTGGAGATTTAGAGGTTAATGGAGGAAGGATAACTTTTGAAAACGATGAGTATATCCACAATGAAAGCGATGGTATTATTGTTTTAAATGCAGCTACAAAAGTAACAATGGAAACTGCATTATTAAAAATTGACGGACAAGGTTCTGGTACTTGTGTTCTTGATATAGACTCTATTGCAGGACAAGACCCTAAGGTTTATTTATCAGAGAATGGTTCTGTAAAATGGAGTATAGGAAATGATGCTGACGATGATGATATTCATATTGGCACAAGTTCTACTGTTGGAGATGGAAATAGTAAGTTCTCTATGAGTACAACAGGCATGGTTACAGTAGCAGGTGGAGTTCAAACAACAGCTGTTTCAGCAACCGCTACTGATGATGGAACTGGAACTGGAACGATAGCAGCGGGTACATCTTTTGTTAGCGTTAATGCAGATAGTGATGCAAATCATATAATAATTCTACCTGCACCAGTTGTAGGTAATATAATATATTTATCAGAAACTAGTACAACTGGCTATGAGCTTAGGAGTTCAACTCCTGCGTCTATAGGAATTAACGGAGGAACAGGTTCGAACGTAGAGTCTGCAATTGCTGGAGCAATAACATATATTAAATGTGTTTGCGTTTCATCAACATCTTGGATTTGTAGTCAGTATGATGCTGATGGAGATGAAAGTAAAGTAGCAGCTGCAGCATAAGGTTTATAATACGGAGGTAAGATGGAAGAGAGAATAAAGGAACTGAAAAAGCAACAAGAGGCAGCTAGGGAGCTTTATATTAAATGCCAAGGTGCTATAGAAGTCCTAGAGAGTATAGCTAAAGAAGAGAAAGATGGCAAAGAAAAAGATAATAAGAAAGTTTAGCATAGACGAGCATAGAGAGTATGTTGTTGCTACCCTTGCTGGGTTAAAGGAGAGTGGTAAGTCTACTAAAGAAGATATTGTTGATATAAAGATGCTTCTAAGAGAGCAGAACAATCGAGTTCGCAAAAATGAGAAAGCTATATCAAGGATATTTGGTATGGGTAGTGTTGTATTAGGAGTTTTTTCAGCACTAGTTACTTGGTTATTTAAAAAATAGGAGAACGTATGAAAATAATGTTATCGAAGTTGTTAAAGTCTGTGTTTACTCCAAAGATGGTTAAACAGATGTTTATCACTTTAGGAGACCATTTAGTAAAGTCGTCTAAAAATAAACTGGATGATGCTATATGGGCGAAAGTAAAAAACAAGATATAAGATTTGTAACACTTAGTGAACCTTCGCCACATAATAGGGAGTCTTTGCTTACTGTATGTGGCGATTTAATATGTTTTCCAGAAAAGAAAGACATGGTTTCTAGGATAGGGATACTTGGAACAAAGCGCTTCTCGAAAAGACCTAAAGAATGTCCTTGTTGTCAAAGTGATAATATAATAGGTATAGAAGTGCTAGGTGCTTATCCAGGCTCTTTGATATGGCAATGTATGAAATGCGATGAAAGGTATTTAAAGTTTAATAAAAAAATTACCAATAAACTGCTAAAGTCAGTTAAAGATTCCTATACAGTCCCAGATGACTGGGGTTATTTACCTAGAAGCGAATTTAACTAGAGGTAATATGAGAAAAAAAGGAGTGGTGAGCCGTGCGATTGTCACACCAGACAAGCACTTTCCGCTAGAAGATAAAGCTGCTATAAAAGTGGTTTGTAAAGCGATAGAATTAATAAAGCCTGATACTTATATAGATTTAGGCGATACAGGTGAATGGGAGATGTTTAGTAAGCACTATTGGAAGGATAGAGAAAAACCTCCTTTAGATATGCTTATCCCTATGTTGGATAGAGAAGTTCAGTTAGTTAACGATGGTATGGATATCATAGATAAATCTCTGGACAAAGTCAAGTGTAAGAAGAGACATTTTATCCAAGGGAATCACGAGCAATGGTTAGACAACTTTGTTATAAGGCATCCTTATTTACCTCAATATGAAACAAGAAAGGCTTTGAAGATAAAGGAGAGAGGTTATAAATATCTTCCCTATATTGAAGATAAGCCTTTAAAGATAGGGAAACTTAACTTTATGCATGGTAAATACACCCCTATTCATCATGCTAAAAAACATTTAGAAGCTGGTGGGGGTAGCGTAATATATGGACATACACATGATTTTCAAAGGTTTACTACCACAAAATGGGGTGGAACTATAAGTGCTTGGAGTATGGGGTGTTTAAAAGATATGTCTGCAAAAGCAAATAAATGGTTAAGAGGTAATCCTAATAATTGGAATCATGGATTTGCTATAGTAGATTGGTTTAGTAATGGCGATTTTAAAGTAGAGGTGGTGGAAATAACAGATGGAAGAACCTCTGTATGGGGGAAATTTATAGATGGGAAAAAATAAGAATGGACGAACAACTACAAAAACAAGCAGAGGGGATACTGGGGTATATAATGTACTTCCTGTTATCTGGAATAGTTCTTATATTAGTGAAGTCGACCTTAGAGAGTATGGTCGAAAGTATCAAGATATTCTGGGGAAAAGACCTGAATACGGACGATGTTGTAGTGCTGAATGGTCGTCCTGCCAGAGTAGTACGAGTGGGTATGTGGAAGACGACGTTCTTTGTATATGAAGTAGGAGTTGCTAATGGTCAGCCTTATGTAAAAGGTGGTAATAAAGTACAGATACAGAACGATAAGTTAAAGGACCAGATTATAGAAAAACCATTACCAATGTTAGATTTATCAAAATGGAAGGATACAAAATGATAGGATTAGGAAAAACAGTAAAAAACTACATAGAAAACTATATTAAACAACAGATAGGGATTAACCCTCATTCTGCTGAAATTAGAAAACTTAAAAATGAAGTCAGGTCTTTGCGAGGAAGTATAACTAGAACGAACAAAATAGTCGATTCCTTGAAGGATTTACTTAATTGTAAGTGCAACCCTATGTTAGGGGAAAAAGATGGCTAGAAACATAAAGGAAATAAAGAATTTCAATGTAGGAGTTGTAAGTAATGCTGACCCTAGGGAAGTTCCAGATGATGCTCCTATTTTATCGTATAATATAGATTCGAATGCTCCTGGTGGAGTTTTAAGAGGTAAAAAGGGAGACAGAATAATCGGAGATACCTATACTAGGTCTACCTTAAAAGTTGACTTAGGTATCGTACTTAGCCAAGCTTTAAGCAATTCTGATTTATCTTTAATTTATACTGGTAAAGCAAATTTAAAAGAGAATGATTATATAGTAATGGGGAGTGCTAGTGGTGTTAGGGAGGTTATGAAAGTGACTCATATATCTCAAAATACAAACCCATTGTCAGGAACTTTGACAATTGAAAGAGCTCAGTTTTTTGGCACTGCTCAAATATTTAGTAGCGGAGAGTCTATATATAGAGTTATTAATCCGATATCTGCTATCTCCTACTTGTCTAAAGACGGGGACAATAAAGAGAATGTCGTATTATTTAGCGAAAACGGACATGTTGATGGGATATATGATTGGAATCATACACAGTCTGCTAATAATGACCCAGGTGCTGGTATAAATGAAGTAGCGGATTCAAGTAGTAGCTTAATACGAGATTTTTCAGATTTCCCTTTTAATTTTAGCACTGATAATGATATATCGATTATTAAGAAGAATGATAATTTTTACATAGGAGCAGGTTCTTCTTATAAATCTAAATGGCTTGGGAGAATATCTAAAGCTAATTTAAGTGGCAAGTCAGGGATTCAGCTAGAAGATGCAAGGTTAAATGCTCCAGGAAGCGGGACTGATAGTACTGACTATGATAAGATAATTACATTTCAGCATTCTTTTTCTACTGGTGGAACGGTTGAGGCTAATGCTAAATTAGGAAATACAACTAAAGTGCTTCATATAGGGTATAAAAGAGGAACTCCTTATTTATATGCTATAGATGCAGATACAGGTCAAGCTCATACTTCTTCCCCTTTACCCTTCAATGTTTACAATATAACAAAATGTGTATCCACGGTAAGTGATATAAAAATATGGGCTTATGTCAAAGATGATGAAGAAGATACAGACATAGAAAACCCAGGTAGTATTTATTTGATAAATATATTCTCTGAGGGGGATGTTTCAGACGGTGAAGTTACTATAGTAAATAATGGATATTTTGATTCTGGCAATGGATGGACTCCAGTTGTTCATCAAAAATTAAATATTAATTTTGCTCCTGTAGACTCAACTCCTAGAGGCGCAACAGATAATTACGGATATCCATCTGAAGGAGATTATGGTAATAATGGCGGTCAAGAGATTAGTGATATATTAGAAACAGTAGATACTAATGGTAATGGTAAGTTGTGGATATTAGCCAGTCCTTTAGAAGAAAACGATGAAAACCCGTTATTAGAATGGTTTAAAGTTAGTGTTCATTTAAGGCAAAGCTCTAGTAAGCTTTGTTGTAGATTTTTATGGGCGTCATATGAAAGATATGAAGAAGACGGAACTCCTTTGGACCATATAAGTGGAGATAGTTGGGATGATGGAGGTGAAAGAAATATATGGTTTAATGATAAATCTTTCTCTATGATAAAAACTCATTTTGCAGGAAGTACATTATATAATGAATTCTTCTCAGAGCAAGGAGCTTTTGGAATTGCCCCCTCAGGGCTTAGATACAGGACCTTAACAAGGTCTGTACCATCTATAGGAGATTTAACGACTAATACAAGTACTGAATACGCAGAGCCAATTTATTCAGACCATGGAGGTTGGACTTCAACAGATGCTTTTTCAGTTGCTGGGAATAACGATAGGGCGAATTATTGTATTATGCATGGAGGGGGTCCTTTTATAGGAGAACCGAGCACTGTATACCTCGAGAACGATAGATTAGCAATTCAAAGAGAGGTGATAAATCCAAATGGCAGTATCAGTGAAGGGCCAAGTTTTTTTCCTGTAAATTTTAATGATACAGGTAGCTCTAATTCGTTTTTTGGAGTTGCAACAACTGAAGTTAGATTTAAACCTCTCCCTAATTCACTTGTAGATTTAAGCGATTTATACAGCAAGCCAGGAGGTAGCTCTGTACCTCATGTTGTAGGTTGTAATATTAATTTTGACTCAGGCTATATGATGGAAGATTTATGGGCGTCGTCCTATAAAGATAGTAATGGCGATGAAAAGAAATCTTTGGGTTATAGAATGAGAAATCTAGCTAATTCTACATGTATGTGGATTTCTAGTGGGGATATTAAAAATTATGGTGCTTATTATTTAAGAAATAACGGTTTTGGTTATAATGAAAGCGATAACTCAAATAAAACTGATTTGGATAATATAGCTCCATTTTCCACTCTATGTTGTGATGTAGATGAAGATGTTATACGTGTTATGAAGTGGCTTCCTAGTCAAATGCCTAATAAGTTGCATAGTAACCTTAGAAATAAATCTATGAC